TGGCGTAGTCGCTGTCGCCAAAGGCCCACGCGGCCTGCTGCAGGTTGCCCCACTTGGTGGAAAAGCGGTTGTTGGGGTCGGCGGTGGGCCGGTAGACCTCGAACAGCAGCTTCTTATCTGCGTTCTTGCCTGCCAGCCGTACCCGGAAGCCCAGGTCGCAGGCCGCGCCGATGGTCATCAGGTAGTCCATGATGCTGCCGCCGGAGGTCTGGGCGGTGTAGGTGGTGTCGAAGCCCACAGCAGCACCCAGCTCCAGCTTGGGCCACGGCTGCATGGCACTGACCAGCCTGCGCATGGCGGCTTCCGCGTTTTCACTCTTCACGGTACTGGTGCAGGCCCGCTTGGTGAAGATCCACGTTCCCGGGAAACCGGTGACCACTAAGTTGCTGTCGGCGTTCTCGTTGCTCCGGTGGCAGATGCGCATGGGCACGTCGCTGTCGGCGCGGCGCAGCCAGCGGCCCTCCCGGAGAAGGGACAGATTCTCTTCCGTGGGTCTGACTTCCAGCGTGAACTCACCATCGGTGTTGTAGGGTTCGTCCCAGTAAAGGCTCACCCACACCTCCACCCGGCCCAGCCGAGCAAGAGTTAGTTCATCCAGCACATCCAGCGTCATGCGATCACCTCCGGCAGAATGCCCGAAACCATGGGGTAAAAGCGCACCGTCACCTGCAGGCTGGTCTCGCCGCTGTCGGCGGTGGCTTTGAGTAAGTTGTCCCCGGGGGCCAGCTCCAGCAGGTCGCTGTCCTCGTCCAGCAGGGCGAAAATGTTCTCCTCCGTGCCGTCCTCTGTCCGCTTGACGGCCAGCTTGTCGGTGGTGGTGCGGTAGATCTCGATGACCTGCCCGGGGGTCAGGGTGGTCAGGATGCGGATGCTCTGGCCCGTGATGATGTTCAGCACGGTGGGGTTGACCACCGCACCGTCGCTCTTGAGGGTGGCCGTGAAGGGCACAGCCAGCGCCCCGGGGTTATAGGCATTCAGCCAGCCGACAGAGGTACGCACACCGAACCGGTGGGGCTTGGAGTAGTTGACCGGCAGCCTGAAGCTGGGCACAAAGCCGTTGATGCAGAAGCTCTGGGCGGTCAGGTCGTACCAGAAGGGTTTCGGGCAGAAGAGCATGAAGTCCAGCACCGGGTAGGGGTGGATGCTCTTTGTGTAGGGGGTCTTGGAAAGCACAAAACGGCAGAAGAATTTATCCACAAGATACATTGTGCCGCTGGTGAAATAGGGCAGCTTTTCCAGCAGTAATTCCGCATCCGCATCGCCGTGGGAGCTGTGGCAGTGGATAACGAGTTCACGGCTCACCCCGGCCACGCTCTGGCACTCCACGCTCACGCCCACCTGGTTCACGCCCTGTGCGGTCTGCACGTCCACGTCTACGCCATTGATGGGGTCGAGGGAGTAGGGCGTGCCGTAAGCCCACCCGATGTCGAGAGTGGCCCCGGCATCCGTGACCAGCTGCAAATGGTCTTTTCTGAATGGCATTGTGGAGCCCTCCTTTCATCGTTTCTGGGCCTTGGCCCGGTCGGCTTCCCAGCGTGCTTCCCGCTGGAGGTCTGCCGCCGTCTGGGCCTTGGAGTAGATATTTTGGATGATGTTGGTGTCACCCTCCCGGTGGTAGTTGTTGGCGGCTGCGGCCACCTGTGCCGTGCCGGATGCGGCCACAGACCGGCTGATGGCCATGTTGTCACTGAGGACAAGGCTGTTGGCCTGCCGCACCATCTCGGCCAGCTTGCTGTTTGCGGCCAGCAGGGCCTCGGTGTTGGCCTCCACAGCGTCGGTCAGGTCTTTGTCCGGGGTGGGGGCCGTCGGCGTGGTGGAGCCGGGTTTTGTGCCTGTGGTGGTCTTGGCGATGTCATCCAAACTGCGCTCCAACTTTGTCTGAACCCCGTCCACATAGGTGGTCACGGTCTTGTAGGAGCGCTCCACGCCGTCCACCAGCTTGGTACCCGCCTCGGTGACGGTCTTGGTCACCCTCTGGGTGATCTTGCCGGTCTCATCCTGCAGCTTCTCGGTGAGCACCTTGGTGGTCACGGTGCTGCCGTCTGCTCTGGTGGTCTTGCTGGTGTCGGTCATGCTCTCGATGACCTTCTGGGAGTTGGTAGAAGTGCCGGAGCTGCTGGGGTTGTTGATGGCCTCCTGCTGTTTCTTCCGCGCCTCCTGCCGGGCCTTGCGGTCTGCGGCGATTTTATTGGCGTAGTCCCACGCCGGATTGGAGATGTAATCAATCGTACCACCGTAGAGCCACGCCACGGAGTTATACAGGCCGATGAGGCCGTTGATGAGGATGACAAAGCCCTCGATGCCCGCCGCCACGATGCGCATCAGGCCCTCGAAGATGTAGCTCATAAAGTCCTCAACACCCGCCCAGACATTCTGGAAAGCGTTGGCCACATCCTTGTTTTTGCCGGAGAAGTTCAGCAGGGCACCCACCAGCATCCCGATAAGGGATATGACAAAGAGGATGGGGTTGGCATCCATGGCCACGTTCAGGGCGGTCTGCCCGGCTGTGGCGCTGGCTGCGGCGGGCACGAACTGCGCCACCAGACCCATGGCCAGCTGAGAGAGGTTCCCGAACACGCCGCTCAAAGCGCTGCCCAGCTGGTTCAGGGCCCCCAGAGCGATGGAGTTGATCTGGCTCTGCTGCTCCTTGGTGCAGGCCTGCCAGAAGTAGGAAGCCGCCCACAGACCCAGGCTCTCGAGGTCGCCATCCTTGAGGGCCGTTGCCAGCGTCTCGATGGCCCCCAGCGCATCCGTCTGGATGTCGGACTGGATTTGCGCCCAGCCCTCGGTGAGCTTGGTGCGGAACTGCTCCGTGATGGTGGCCCCTACGGTGGCAAAATCCGGGCCGTAGTTGTTGAGGGTCTGGGCGATGTTCTGGACGGCTTCCTGTGCTGCCGGAGCCCCGGTGTTGATGCCGTTGACAAGGCCCTGCGTGACATTCTCGCCGATCTCAGTGAACACTTTCGAGGGCGAGTGGATGCCCAGCACATTCTTGACGGTGCTCACCATGCCGTTGACTTTGCCCCTGACTGTGGACACCAGCGTGTCCCACATCCCGGTGATGCCGTTCAGCAGGCCGGTGACGATGTTCTCGCCGATGTGGCCCCACTCATCCATACTGCCGTCCCACACGCCGGTCAGCTTGGCGATGCAGGCGAGGGCGGCTTCGCCCAGGTTCTCAATGCTGCGGATGATACCGTCTACCAGAGTGGTCAGAAGGGCCGCACCACAGTTCAGAAGGTCGGGCAGATGAGAGATCAGCGCGGCAGAAAACTTTGCAATCAATTCCGCTGCTGCTGTGATCAGCTGGGGCAGGTTGTCGGTGATGCCGATGATGAGTTGTTCCAGCAGCTGGATGCCGGCATTGAAGATCTCGTCCTGATGGTCAGCCAGATACTGCACCAGCTTGGTGATGACCTGAGTTGCTGCCGATGCCAGCCCGGGAATCTTCTGAACAACACCTGCGGTCAGATTTTCCAGAATGCCGCTGGCTGCGTCCAGCATGGCCGCCGGGCCGCCCTCATTCAGAGCACTCGTCAGGGTATTCAGGCAGTCAGTGCCCCAGTTGGCGGCTTCCTTCAGGCCCGGCTCCATGGCCTCGAACAGGTCAATACTCAGGTTCTCTGCCGTGGTCTGCAGGCTGTCCATGCTGTGCTGGAAGGTGTCTGTCATGGTCGCGTAGGCAGTCTCGGTAGCTCCGGCGCTGTCCACCATCTGGCCCAGCACGCCGTTGAATTTATCCGCGCCGCCGGACACCAGGGAAAGGGCACCCGTGCCAGCTTCCACGCTGGACCACAGACCGGCAAAGGCGGTGCCATCATCGCCCACGCTGTCATACAGCACTTGCAGCACATCGCCCAGGCTCTTGCCCTCGGCGTTCAGCTGGGCAAAGCTCTTGCCGGTCTGCTGCTGTAAAATCTTGCCGACGCTGGACCCGGTGTCGCCCAGCTCATTCAGCATGGATTTTGTGTAAGTGGTCGCCTCGGCAGTGGCGATACCGTTTGCAGTCATCACGGCCAGACCACTGGACAGGTTTTCTACGCTGACGTTGTAAGCAGCCGCCAGCGGGATGACACGGCCCATGCTGGACGAAAGCTCGTCCACGCTGGTTTTGCCCAGGTTCTGGGTGGTCAGCAGCACGTCTGAAACGTGGGTCGCCTGGTCGGCGCTCAAGCCGTAGGCGTTCAGCGCGGTGGTCAGGATATCCACGGCGGAGGTCGTGGAGGTAAAACCGGCGGTTGCCAGTTTCGCTGCTTGGCCTGCAAATTCCACAGCGTTGGCCGTGTCCTGCCCGGCGCTGATGGCCTGGTAGGTAGCCTCGGCAATATCCGTGGCCGCAATGCCCATGGTGTTGGACATGTCCGTGATCTGACTGCCCAGCTTCTGGATCGAAAGCTTGCCAAGATCGGCGATGGTCCCGACTTTGGCAAGCGATGTCTCGTAGATGGAGCCGTTCTGGATTGCGCTCTGGGCAAGATTCGTCAGCTGGCTGCTGGCCGTCTTTACCAGGTCTGCAATCAACGTTCCGGCGGCGACGGTCATGCTGCTGACACCCTGCGTGAAGCCGCTGGTGTCCAACTTGGTGTTGCCGGTAACGCTAAAATCAAATGCCACTGTGTCCACCTCTCATTCGGAGCGCGGGCACAGGGGCACAGGCTGCTATATCTTGATTTCTACCTCCCGCTTGCATGCGGGGTTTTTGCATTTTACCCACAAACCGTGGGCGCGGGATTCGGGAGCCGCCCACACGGGCAGCGCTCTGCCGCAGAAGGGGCAGGGCACCGGGGCGCGGGAATCAACCGAAGCGGTCGAGGAAAGCGTCCTCGTGCTCTTGTAGGGATTCGTTCCGCCTCACCCCCTTCAGCCCATCCGGCAGGGCGAAGCGCTCTTTCAGGGTCTCGTAGTAGTCCCGGTCGGCCCTGTCCATATCGGAGGTATCCTTGCCCCTGATCTCCACGATCTTGCCCAGCGGCGTTTCCGGCGGCAGGGCATGGAGCAGTGCTTTGAAGCGCCACCAGTGCACCTTGTCGGCGGTCAGGTCGATGCCGTAGGCCTGCTGAAAGGCCCCCACGATGTAGTCAGAGTCGCACCGGTAGTCCAGCACAGGCTCGTCCTGTGGGTCGCTGCTGCTGCCAGTCCCGGTGCGCTCCTCGTCCTCGGGGCCGCCGCCCTGGCAGAAGCGCACCAGAGATTCAAAGGCTTCCTGGTACTGCACCCCGGGCACCGGCTCTACAAAGAACCGCTGAACGGCTTCACAAATCATCCGGGCGCTGTCCTCGTCAGTCTTGGCACGGCGGGTGCGGATCAGCAGCCAGATCATGGGCCGGAAGTCAGGGTCGATGGCGCGGCCCTCCCACTCGGTGGGCAGGGTGTCCGTCAGCAGGTCATGCATTGTCCAGTGCCTCAAGCTCTGCCTTCAGCTGGGCACGGCGGGCGGCCTTTGCCGCTTCCTGTGCCCGGAAATCCACCACGGCGGGATGCGCCTTGGCTGCGGCCCGGCGCTGCTCACGGTTCATGGGAGCAGGGATGGCCTGTGCTGCCGAAACCTGTGCTGCCGAAACCTGTGCTGCCGAAACCTGTGCCCGCTCCTCGGCGGGGTGGATCAGCGCGCAGGCACTGGCCTTTTCTGCGGCCATGGCCTCGGCAAAGGCCTTGCTGACCGTCAGGCAGGCGTTGAAGTTGCTGCCGTCCAACCCCAGTTTCTCAGAAGCACCCTCGCCCAGAACTTCGTCCAGGTAGTCCATAAAGATGCGGCACTGGAAGCGCAGCCAGGCAGGGTAATCGCTCTCGGGAGTGTAGCGGCTGCCCTCCGTCCGAGCACGTTCCTGCTGCCGGGTCTGCGCAGCCAGCATCCGATCCACGTCGTTGGCGTTCAGGGTGGAAAAATCAAATTCAATGCCGTTGATGATCATAGAAGTCCTCCTGTTACAAAAAGGGCCCCCGTTCACCGGGGAACGAGGGCTGTGTGGTGTTGTTATCAGACCTTGGCAGCCTTAGCGGACTGCGTGTCGGCCTGAGTCAGGGTCAGGTAGTTGAACTCAGCCGGAACGCCAACACCCTTCACGTCGCAGGCAAAACCTGCGGAGTTGCTGGCGGAGCCGCTTGCATCGGCAGTGACAATAAAGGCAGCTGCGCCCTTCTCGCCCTTGCCGGTCTTTGCGCTGAAGTAGATATAGGGGAACACCACATCAGCGCCGGAGCCGAACTTGACCTTGTGGGAGAGCAGGAAATCCTGCGCGGGGTCGCCCACGCAGCGGTTGCCGTTCAGGGAGAAGGTGCGCTGGGTCTCGCCCTTCTCGGTGACAGTGCCTGCGCGGATATAGGCCACGTCCTCGGTGGAAGCATTCAGGGCACCGGAGTGCTCCTTAACACGCTCTGCAAACACGACCCAGTCGCTCTCCTTGGTCTGGGCGACGGCATCAGTCTGGATCGCAAAGATGAAATCATCGGCCTTTTCGGTGCCGGTGTAGTCCGCGCTGGGCACGATGCCCTTCTTGGTCTTGAGCGCGGCCAGGGTTTCGGAAACAGTCATAGGATGGTCTCCTTTCAAAGTTTGGGTTGATAGTAGACGAGCCGGAGCTGCATCTGCATTTTGCAGCTTCCGGAGCCGTCGGTGACGATGTAGCCGGTGGAGGTGACTTCAATGCTCTGGGCTTCCTTGCCGTGCCCGCATTTGCTCAGATCAGGCAGGATGCCGCAGTCATTTTGTTCCATTACCCAGTCGGCCAGCTGTTCAAAGAAGCCGCTGTTCTCAATGGTGAGCACATCGGTCTCCCCGAACTCCCTTCGGGACAGGAAGAGGTAGTTCTTCGCCAGATCCCGCCCGGAGATGTATCTCTCCACAAGAGGGTCGGTGGGGCTGTCCTCAATGGAAAAAGCGGTGGCTTCCTCTTCCAGCCCGGCAATGCGGAAGGCCGCACCGGTGGCATCTTGCTCCTCGGCGATGAGTGGACAGGTCTTGAGCCACTCCCGCAGGGCCGTGATGGACGCTTTGGGCATTACGTTCCACCTCCCAGCTCTTTTTGAGCGGCGTTTTTGGCGAACTGGACCAGTTCGTCTTTGTGGTCAGCAATGGCCCGCTGGCCCCAGTAGGAGCCGCGCAGGTGGTTCTCCCCATGCAGACCCTGCCCCTGCGTGTGCAGGTAATACTGCCGCCGGGCATACGGGGTGTTATAGACCAGCTTGCCGCCTTTGAAGTCGGATGCCTGGTTGACGCTGTTCTTCAGCGTGCCGGTATCGAAGGGTACATAAGGATCCACAGCTTTGGCAACTTGCTGTGAGAACGCATACTGGACCTTCTGGAAGCCTTTGTCCATTTCAGCCTGAAAGCCGGGCCGGAACCTGAGCTTCAGGTCAATAACGGGTGCACTCATTTCCTCAGCTCCCCTCTACATGAAAATGCGGCAGCAGCGGTTCCCGGTTGTCGGAGACCGCCGCCACCGTGCAGCAGATGTGCGTTTTCTCGAGGGCGGCATACTCGGCCTCGGTCAGGCTGCGGACAGCGCCGCAGATGAGCTTGCCGCCCCGCTTGAGCGTCCAGTGTGCCGCCTTTTCCCCGGGCGGGAGCTTTGCCCACTGGAAATAGGGCAGGTAGCCCGCCGCAGGGGGCAGCCGGACGTGCACCGTCCGCTGGGGGTCGCCGCCGGAGGTGTCCAGCTTCTCCCGCCAGCTGCACCCGGGGATGACGTGGCAGACAGGCCGGTCGGTCTCGGTGGCGGTGTCGTGGATGAGGTTCACAACGGTAACGCTGCACTGCATCAGAAGCACCCCCGATACAGCAGGCCGTGGGGGTCGCTGCCCAGCGCGTTGGAGAGGATGCTCTGCGCTTCCGCTGCAAGCCGCTCGGAAAGTGCCCCGCTGGCGAAGGTGACGGAGTAGCCATCGTTGGACACGCTGGAAGCCCCGGGTACGGCACAGGCGCTCTGTGCGGCGCTCATGGCATCGACGATCTGGACGCAGGCATCGGCCAGCAGGGCGGCGCACCCGGCACAGGCCCTGGCGTGGGGCTCTGCCCGGCCAAAGGTGTGCCGGTCGATGAGCCGGGAAGCCCGGGCGCACAGCGTGTCAAAGGCAGCCTCGTCCAGCGTGCCGCCCGCTGTCTGGTACTGCTCATAGGTGCAGTAAAGCATGGTGGCCTCCTTATGCTGCGACAGCCGCAGCGGTCAGGAATGCGAACGGAACCTTGGAGCGGTCGGCGTTCATGCGGGTGGCGGGGTTGGGCAGTGCCCAGCCCATACGCATCACAACGCGCAGGGCCACCATATCCTGCTGGGCCAGATTGTAGACAATCTCCTTGGTGGAGGGATCCTGAATCACGCCCTGATCCAGCAGCTTCACGGTGACATCCTGACGGATGGAGTACGCCAGCTTCTTGAAGTTGCCTGCGATCAGCTGGGCCTTGGAAGCGTCGAAGCCGCCGTTCTCGGGGAAGTACATGGGCGCACCGTCCAGCGCGTAGGTGGTTGCACCCTGCATATCGGAGCGGAACAGCGGGCGGCCATTGGTATCCAGCAGGCCGCGCAGCTCTGCCTTGGCGGTCAGGTCGCCCACCACGGCATCAACGCCGAAGCCGCCAGCTTCGACCTTGGAGAACAGACCATCCTTGCCCAGCAGCTTGGTGTAGTCGATGGGGCCGGTGACCTTGTTCTTTGCGGCAAGGGTCAGCACGTCGGTCGTCCACTCGGTGGGACGGTCACCGCCAAACAGGATGGCGTTGTCGATCTTTGCGCCCATGGCCTCACGGACGCGGGGCTGTACCTCGCCCATGATGTCAAAGGAGGAATCTGCCAGAACGGCCTCGGGCACAGGAACGATGACAGCCAGCTCTGCGGCGGTCATGTAGACGTTGTCCCATTCCTGCTTGCTGGTTTTCTTCATGCCGGTATCACCGTTGACCCAGTATGCCAGAGGCAGCATGGACAGCACGGGGATCTTGGTCTGGTTGGAGGTCATGTTGGCAAGGCGGGTGCCCAGCTGCATCACGATGGAGCTTTTGGGCACATCCTGCTGGATGGTGTTCACCAGCTGCTCCCGGATCAGGGCCTCAGCCTTATTGCGGGCGATTGCATCAATAGCCATAATAATCAACCTTTCTGGCCGAATGCTGCGCGGAATGCAGCATTTGCGGCCTCATGTGCGTTTGCGGGCTGGCCGGGTGCGCCGGTCGCCGATGCGGAAAACTGTACCATGCCGCCGTCCGGCAGAATGGCGCTGGGGTCTGCGGCCTTGAAGGTCTTGACATAGTCATCAAAGCCCAGGATCTCGCCGTCCTTCATAGCAAAATTCTGGGCCTTTGCCTCGGCAAGAAATGCCTTGCAGGCGCTCTCGCTGGAAAACTTCAACCCGGCGGCCTTGCGTTCCAGCGCGTAGCCCTTTTCGAGGGCGGCTACCTGGCTGGCAGCGTCAGTCTTGGCCTGCTCCGCCTTAGCCTTCCACTCGGGGTCGTAGCCCTCCAGTTTGCCGTTTGCAGTGTTCAGCTGCTCGGTCAGGGTGGTCTTTTCGGCCTTGAGGGTCGTAATCTCGTTGGCCTTCGCCGTGATGTCAGCACCGTGCAGGTTCATAATGCTGTCCAGCTGTTCCTGCGTGATGCCGGGGATGATCTTACTCACATCTTCACGTTTCAATGTTGAGTGCTCCTTTCTGGTCAATATGAAAAATAAATCCGTTCGGTTTGGTAACGCGGTTCGCCTTCCGCATGGATCTCGGGCAGGGTACGCACTGCCCTCTGCGATGGTGCCGTCTGCCGGAATCGAACCGGCGGCCTGCTGATTACAAGGCAGCTGCTCTGGCCAATATGAGCTAAAACGGCATGAAAAAACCACTATGGAGCTTTTTCGGGGCTCATAGTGGTTAAATAGCGGTTAAAACGTGAGGTCTTCGTTAATGACGGTAGTTTTTGATATAGATGAAAAACATCCCAATCAGAAAAATGCCGCCGCCCATTGCAAATTGCACAATACCACGGGCAAAATGAAATGCGCAGACATTGATGAAGTTCTGCATAACGCTATACCTCCTGAAAATGGGCAAAAGAAAACCACCGTCCGGGTGGATGGTGGTTAGTAATCACGGAAAGGGCAAGCTTCACAGATTTTCTTCCAGTTCGGCTTTAACTTGAATCGGGCGGGGATGCTGCTTTCAATGACTTCCTGATTTTCCATGCAGTCAACCGGATCAGTCCAGTCATCCACAAGGGGACATTTGACACTTGCAGCTATGCCGTTTTTATCTAGTCTGTACTCCACATCACCCAAGAAGGCCATTCTTTTTCATCTCCTTTATCAGTGATTTCAGATTTTCATTATACTCCGATGAACTGTATGTGGTTCGAATCTCATTCTTTTCGGCGTTAACATAAACAGCTCCGTTTTCACCGTAGTAACGCTCAAATTGACCGTTCCAAACGGTGACGGAGATTTTTGCATCCCGGATGTACTGTTTGGCTTGCGCCTCAGTGACCCCATGCGAACGTTCTTTGTTGACATGGTTTCCGTCAAAAGTCAAGGAACCAATATCAATCTTGGTCGGTTCAAGATGAATGGCTGCAGCTTTCGGCAGCTTTGCAGCAGTACGAAGATTTTCTATAATTATAGCATCTTTCTTCTGCTTTTCATAGGCTTTAAATGCCCAGCTTGCCCGGCTGCTTTGGCTTCTGCCAAACCCGGCAACACTGGTGCGGGCGCTGTCTGCCCTGCCGCCGGTGGCGCTGATAAAGTCAGCCAGCTCCTGACGGGCCTGCTGTAGCTTCACTGCGCTGGCGGTGGTGTCGGCCCCGGCGGCATCCTCTGCCAGATACCGGCGTTTGTACTTGCGCACGGTGCGCTCCCGGGCCCGCTGCATCTGGCTGATCTCGTACCGGGTGTACTTGCCGCCGTTGTACTCGATGTCCCGGGCGTTCAGGGCTTCTAGGTCTGACTGTGTCCATGCAGGCGGTGCACCCAGCTCAGGGAAGATGACAAAGAAGGTATGACGGCAGCCCCAGCCACAAAGCCCTGCGCCGGTGCCGTAGCCGGTGGCGGCCTCGAAGTCCGGGTAATGCTTGCCCATGTAGTCCACAGCGCCGCCCCGGTGGAACTGCCTGCCCTGCCACTCAGCGTGGGAAGGCCGTGCCCCGCCATGGGCCGTGGTCTCGAAGAACTCAGCTCCCATCTCATCGGCCCGGGCCAACTGCAGCTTTGCACCGGTCTGGTTCACGCCAGTCAGCACCGCCCGGCGGGCGGCTACTTCCAGTGTGTCGGTGTGGCCGGTGGGGTAGGTGACGTACTTCATGGTGTCGGCCAGACTGTCCACCGCGCTCCTGATGGCGCTCTTGTAGTCGAACGCACCGCTGCTCACCTTGAGATGGGCGCGGTCGAGGGCGGCTTCAAACTGGCCGCTGACGGTGTTGGCCGTGGTGGCAGTCAAGTTGTGGAAGGTCCCCGCCGTCTGCTGGTAACCCGCATTGAGTAGGGCCTGCAGGGTGGCATTGTCGGCAAAAGGCGTGGGCTCCTTGCCGTAGTGATAATAGATCTCGTCCTCGGCTTCCATGGCCCGGGTGGCCGCTTCCTGCATGAGCCGCCGGATCTCGGCTTCGCTTTTGCCGGTGTAGCGGGCCAGCTTCTTTACCACGTCCTGCCGGAGGGCTTCGGTCTGTTCATACCGCCAAAGCTGCCAGTTGGCCGTGGGGGTCAGGCTCTCCATTTTGGAGATGCGCCGGGCCACGTCCCGCAGGATATCGTCCTCGACCTGCTGCCAGAGCAGCACCAGCCGGTCGGGTGCGTAGTCGAGATAGTCCGGGGCCAGCATCAGCCGCCACCGCCGAAGCTCAGCTCAGGCTGCCGGTTCTCGTCAGCGGCTTCCTGCGCCAGCTTGCGGGCTTCGTCCTCGCTGTATCCCTCAAACTCCACCAGATACCGCCAGAACGGGAACTTCCCGGCGGTAACGTATCCCCAGAACATCTGTTTGCGCTCCTTGGGATCTGAGATAATGGAATCGTCGAAGTCGAATGTCACAGTGCACTCACCCGGCAGAGGAACCGGGATGCCGCTGCGCCATGCGGCATCCAGCAGGATGTTCACGGCATAGACAAGGTCTGTGATGGCTGTACCGAGGGCACGTTGCAGGTCTTTGACGGTGGTATAGCTGCGCTGCTTGCTGGAGCGGATCTCCTCGGCGGTCTTGTCCACGTTCTGCGGGTCAGACAAAGTGCCATAGGCAAGGCCGCACTGAAATTCGATGCGCTTGAGCATGGCATCCAGCCCTTTGCGGTAGCTCTCGTCCCGCAGTGTGGGGGCAAATACCTCGTAAAGGTTCCGACCACCGGAGACGCTGCCATTGATCCAGTTGCGGTAGAGCCGCTGTTCCCGCAGAGGCATCGTGGAACTACCGTCAGGACCCGGGCGCAGGGCAGTCTGGTCTACATCGAGGGCCAGCTGGCCGCCGCTGTACTCCCAGAGCAGTGCACCATACTGTTCATCTGCATCCCGGATAATGTCCACTGCCGGAGCGTACACGCTGACACCCAGCGGAGAGTGCCTGTCAGCGACGTTGCCTTTGGGGGCCTTGAAATAGCCCCACAGCGGCCTGTCCACGCCAGTGAACTCCGTATGCGGGGCCAGTGCAGCCCACTCGACAACGTCGGTCAGAGGAACTTCAATGCCGATATCAGCGCTTGTCATGGAACGGAACGCCTTGACGGTGACGGTGTATTTTTCGCCGGAAAACTCGTGATTTTCCAGCCGGGTGTAGATACGTCCGCCCCGCACCAGATGATCGTAAAAAATAGCCCCGGTCATACGTCCGGAGCTGTCAAAGCGGGTGGGGCAGAAGCAATCTCCCTGCACCACATCGATCTGGATGTGACCCTCAGGGTCGAGATAGGGCCGGAACAGCACTCCGCCCAGAGCACAGCCGTATTCCACGGGAATGCGCAGGTCGGCAATAAAGGGCTTGAGCAGCTCGTTGATGCTGTCTGCCCGGGCACTGCCGGAGACAAGGCATTCCATTTCCAGCGTGGTCAGCCGGGCCAGCTCGGCGGCAATGCTCTGGGGCAAGCCCAGACTGTGTAGCGGGTCTTTGCCGCCGTGACACCATGGGCCGCCGGTATCGTACATCTGCGCCCAGAGGGTGATGGCACTCTCCATGGGGGCAGACACGCTGACGTTGATGGGAGTGTCCTCCCCAAACCAAAGCCGGGCCTTCTCCCGCAGCCACGAAAGCAGCTTGTCAAACATTACTTGGCTCTCCAATCTGCCCAGCGGATGAGCGGGGCGAATATCGTGTAACAGAAATAGCGGATATCATCCATGGCGTGGTCGTTTTCCTTTACCACCCGGTCCTCCTTGGCCTTGTCATCCCAGGAGTAGGCACCGAACTCCCGGCGGGAATCGGTGCAGCTTTCATGGATCCGGACAAGTCCGGCCTGCATCAGGGAAGCCACGCAGCGGATGCCGTTCAGAACATCGTTGTCTGCGGGGATGACCTGATACCTGCCGTGCCGCCGGATGGTCTCGATAAAAGATGCGGCAGACGGGTCTACGCACACGGCCTGAATGTAATAGCCTTTTGTGAGCCGTTCCAGCTCGGCGTAGTGCTCCTCGTCGGTGCGCTGCACCCGCTGTTTGCGGCTGTCGAAATAACTCTCCCTGATACGCAGGGCCTTTCCTTCATGTATAACCCACAGGCCCATGGAACAGGGGTTGTGGGTGCCGTAGTCGATGGACACATAGAACCGTCCGTCCACACCTGCCGCGCTGCCGTGGAAGAGATAAGGATCCGGGCAGAGCGAAAAGAAAGGATAGATCAAACCAGACGCGTTGCACCAGTTGCCCAAAATGAAGCGGTCGTAATAGACAGTCCCGGCCAGCTCGTGCTTCAAGTGTTCCACGAACTCCTGCGGGAGAAAGGGGTTGTCGTCGATGGTGGAGGTCTGGCAGAAGATGTCCACCTCGGGGTCATCGATGAACTTTTTGAGAAAATGCTCCTGACTGTCCGGGTTCGCTGTGCCGTCGAAGTGGGAATGAGGACAGCGCAGGCGGGTCTTGAGCATCTGGAACACGTCTTCATCCCAGGTGGTCATCTCATCGCCGTAACCGTACTCGATGGTCATGCCCTGAATGCGGGCAACGTGTTTTTTGCTGTCCGCGCCCAGAATGTGGACCCGGCGGCCAAACAGCCGGGCAGTGTTGTCGCTGCTGATGGTTCCCACAAGGGCCTCGCCCCAGATCTCTCGCATGGGGTCCAAAACGTTCCGGCTGATGGTGCCCTGTGTGTTGCCCAGCATTACCGCTGCGCCCTCACCCCGCAGAGCCAGAAGGCGCTGGGGAATGACCACGGCATAGTCCAGCCAGCTCTTGCCGGAACCGGTAGCCCCAACTTTCAGGTTCCACCGGTGTGAACAGGAAGCAAGATATTCTTTCTGCTTAGTCGATAACACTGTCTACTCCTCCCAGGATCTTGCGGGCCTCGGCCAGCTGATCAGAGGCATCGCCGGACACGCCGTTGAACATTCCCAGGTGCCGCCCTAACAGATCCAGGGCTTTCAGCTTGTCGGCCAGCTTGACCTCCTGCTCCAGACCGTCCTCTCCGAAGGTCTTGACCTTGACCGACTGCACAGCAGCCAGATCGTCCGGTGCGGCATCGCTTTTCAGGGAAGCCGTCCTAGCATCGATGAGGTCGCCCGCGTTGACGAACGCCACCTTGGCCAGCTCTCGCACCACCCGGTCAGCGGACACGCCGGTGCGGCGGCTCTGCTCGGCCTGAAGCTGGGCAATGCGGTTCTGGATACTAACATTCGCTAACAGCCGTGCCGCCTGCTCGTTGGCCGTCTTTGGGGAGTATCCGGCACGGATGGCCGCCTGGGTCGCGTTCAGATCAATCATATATTCTTCACAGAATCGCGCCTGCTTGTCGGTCATCCTCACCACCTCTCTCGTTGTCAGGGTATAAAAAAGCCGCCCCGGGATGGCCCGGAACGGCAAGTGTGATCTTTGAAAGCAGCCCGCAAAGCACAAGAAGGAGAAAAATGCTGTTAAGCGGCAAAAGATCCAAAAGGAGCAATTCATTATGAGGGGGTACTCAGGAGGCTGCTTTGAAGCGGCGCACCGCTTTGCGCGGTTCCGCTTGTACCCAGAATATCACAAATGGGGTGTTTTGCACATGGATGCAGGATGGATGTGATGTGGAATCATTCCAGTGTATCCCAGAGCAGAGCCAGCCGCTCACAGCCCCGGCGGATGATCTTTGAGACCTCGGAATTTTCGCACAGCCCCAGAGCTTCCACGATGGCGGGCTGGTGCTTGTTCTCGATGTAAAACATCCGGATGCAGTCACCCTGTCGGACGGTCTCGGGGTCTACTGCCCCGGTGTAGGCCCTGCAGGTGGCATTCATCTTCAGCAGTGCAAGGCGCTGCTCCATCTGCTTCAGCTCCCGTTCCTCTGCATCCAGCCGGGCAACGGCATCTCCGATCTTATCACCGGAACTTCCGCCTGTGGGCATTCCGTTCAGGCTCTGGGTGCACTTCTCGGCGGCATCCCGGATGCGCTGGATCTTCTGCTTCTGGGCCTTCACGGCGGCAGCATCGTCCCGGCACTGCTGGAACCATGCCTTGACCGTTTTGTAATCCGTCATCCCCACACCTCCACACGCACGAACACACCGCAGGGGTCCGACCAGAACTTCTCCACGATCTCGCTGCACACCTGGGCATCATCGTGCCAGAAGTGCAGGCGGGTCATCTCGTCCTTGAGGGCCTTTTCCAGATTGTCGGTGTCAGGTTTGGAGGTGCGCCAGCTGCCGTCCGGGCGGCCTTCGGGGGAAAAGCACCACTTGACCACCAGCCGCACTGGCTTCCCGGCGGGCACGGGCTGATCCGGTGCATGGGGTGCCAGGTAGGCGTGGAGCTTGGCCCGAGCGGCTTTCAGTTCGGCGCTGTCGTGGAGCACGGCACAGGGCTTGCCGCCCTTCATGTAGGCGTGCAGCTCCTTGGCGTTGTGGGTGGTGGTGGGCGGCTTCATGGGCAGGAAGAATTGAGCAATGGGCAAAAATTGCACGTTCGTTTCACCTCGTTCTTTCTTTTTTATTCGGCCAACGTGATGGGGAGGGTTCCCCGGAGGGATGGGGGCTGTGTTCGCCCCATCCTCTGGGAGACCCCATCACACACGGACGGATTTTGTATATTATATATAGGCTATTTTCCGTCCCGGATTCGGAAAAATAGCCGCTATTTTCCGAAATCCGTAAGCGGATGCGGATTTGTGATAGCCGCTATTTTACCGTTTTTGTACTATGCGTAAAGCAAAATATTGCAGACTGTAATTTATCCTGCGCTGCCGGGTTCTTTGCGGCCGATGTCCGCGCCGTCGATCCAGAAGCCGCCGTCCGCTTTCAAACGACGGCGTACAGTATCCGGTTTCAGCCCCATATATTCGGCCATGGAGTAGACCGTTACCTTGCCATCCATCATGCAGGCTTCAAAGGCAGTGTCCAGCTCGGCCTTTTTGTCCTTGCTGACTTTGTCCTTATTGCCCCAACGCTTGGATGCGCCCCGGGTACCCAGTGACTTGTAATCGCTGTCCGGCTGCAGATCCTCCAGCAGGCCGGTGTCCGGCTTGTGGACGGGGTAGTCGAACCAGAGGTTCACCGGGTCGAAGCGTGCAAACTCGCGCAGGGTGCCCTCAATGCGCCAGGCGGTCATGCTGTCGGCTTTTTTCCGGGCGGCTGCGATCTGGGCATCGATGGCCCGCAAGTCGGCCATGCCAAGGTGTTCTTTGGCAATGGCCAGCATCCGGCTTCTGCTCAGGGCATCGTCCGGGCCGTAGGCATCGGCATGGCCGCGCTTGTCCAGCATTGCCTTGAGCACCCGGCAGGCGGCCTTGTTGTGGAGCTGTTCCAAGATGGCATCGGTGGGGGTGAGCTCTGTCATATCCAGCATGGCATCCGGGTCACGGGCAAACACGCCGGAGCCGCTGGCGCGGTCCATGCTGCGCTTGCCGCCCTGGGCACCCTTGGAGTGGTGGTGGCAGTAGATCACGGCACAGTCCAGCGCACGGCAGACAAGGTCGAACTGGTTACAGAACTTTGCCATCTGGTCGGCGCTGTTCTCGTCGCCGGTGATGACCTTGTAGATGGGGTCGAGGATGACGGCGGTGTAGCCTTTCTTACCCGCCCGGCGGATGAGCTTGGGGGCCAGCTTGTCCATGGGGACGGAAGCACCGCGCAGGTTCCAGATGTCAATGTTCCGCAGGTTCTGCGGGGGCAGGCCGAGGGCAGTATATACATCCTTGAAGCGGTGCAGGCAGGAGGCCCGGTCCAGCTCGAGGTTGATGTACAGCACCTTGCCCTGGGCACAGGAAAAGCGGCCCAGCCAGGGCGTGCCCTCGGCAATGGCGATGCACAGCTCAATGAGGGCGAAGCTCTTGCCCGCCTTGCTGGGGCCTGCCAGCAGCATCTTGTGACCCTTGCGCAGCACCCCGGTGATGAGGGCATCGGCCAGCGGCGGCAGGTCGTCCCAGTCGTCAGCCAGACTTTCGGTTTCAGGCAGCTCATCGGTCTCGGCTTCCAGCCAGTCCCGCCACTCGTCCCAGCAGCTTTTGCCGATGTTGGTCTCCAGCAGGGTTTGCCGCTGACTGCCGCGCAGGATGCCGGGCATCCGGGAAAGGCGGCTGGGGTTGCGGTTCTGCTGGTCGAGGGTCAGACCATTCTTCTGGCAGGCGGCATAGAGGTAATCCACCCGCTTGCGGTATTCGGTGTAATCCGGGGCATCCACCTTGACGATGGCGTGGACGCTCTTGCCGCCGGAGTAGACCAGGGCGGCACAGGGGAGCTCCAGCTGCTTGATGATGGCCTGCTGTCTGCCCAGATCCATGTTGTCGCATTCCACCAGAGCGTAGCGGTAGGCGGTGATATTGGCATCCTTGCGGCCCGTTCCGTCCACCGGGTTGAAGCAGATCCACGCGCCCACCTCGGGGTCGCAGTCGCCCACCACCTTGCCGATGTCCCCGCCGCAGGTGTCCAGCTCTGCGATGAGCTGGCCTGCGGTGCGGTCCCAGCAGCCTCTGGTGGGGCGGCGGCGGTCGTCGGCCATGAAGCTCTCGGTCACATAGGCCACGTGCTCGTCCTGCTCAAAAAGGGCCTGCAGGTAGCGCCTGAGCTGGTCAACTGGGTCCCACTGCTCAGGCAGAGCCAGGTCATGGGATTCCACCCACCGGGGGTCCACCAGCTGCCCCTCCGTTCTGGAGGAGCCGGTGGTGAGCTCGTCGCCCCAGTCCAGCGCGTGACCCGTGGGGCCGCTCCATCCGTGGCTGTAGGCCAGCTGGAAAATGCTGCTCTCGGTGACAGGCTTTGTGCTGCCGTGAAAGCTCTCCCACTTCCGGGCACACTCACCCTTGTGGTAGCGGCCCCCGTCCCGGGCGCTCCATGCTTCCCAGACGGTGACGGGCAGGCCCGCTTCCTTGAGGCCCATGCCCACCATCGTCCATTCCTCATAAGTCAGGGAGGCCGGGGAAATGAAGTCCAATGCTTCTTTGAGTTCGATCTCATCATTCATCTGCGTTACCATACATCCCATGCGGGTGTTTCAGGCGGGGCGGGCGGCGTATAGGTGCTTGGGGTAACACCCTTGGGCACACCCCGCCAGCCCTGGGCCGCAATGCGGTCGATCATGTGTTTGGCCTGCTCAAAACTCCATGTGCCCACATGCTGGAAGCCGTATTTTTCCAGACAGCGGATCTGTTTTGGTGTGGTGAGGCCTTCATCCCGGCGCTTGTGCAGCCGGTCCAGCAAAAGGCTGGCCTTGCCCGCCGACTCCACCGCATCCGGCAGAATGCCCAGCTTTTCGAGGGCGGTGGTCTGCTGTTCGGTGGGCGGCCCGGCTTCCCAGCCAAAAGCCGGTACATAGCCGGACAGGTCCTCGGCCTGAATGCTCATTTCGTATTGGAGCGGGTCCACCAGCTTTGCCTTTTTGCGGCGCTGTTCGGCCAGCTGTTTTGCAAGGGCTTCTTCCCGCTGGGCCACCACGTCCTCGCAGGCCTGAGCGGCGGCTTCCTCGATGTCCTCGGGCACACCGGTCTCTGCCAGATTTTCGGTCATCTGCCGGGCCACGGCCCTGTCCTCGCACACAAGGTCTGCCGGGCGGCAGAGCTCGTGCTTGTCGGTCATCCACAAAAAGTCGAGGAGCAGCAGATCGGTCTTGCCCTCGGCCAGACGTGTGCCGCGTCCCACCATCTGGCTGTACAGGCTGCGGACTTTGGTAGGCCGCAGCACAACCACGCAGTCCACACTGGGGCAGTCCCAGCCCTCGGTGAGCAGCATGGAGTTGCAGAGCACGTTGTACTTCCCGGCATCGAAGTCGGCCAGCACTTCCTTGCGGTCGGCGCTCTGGCCGTTGACCTCGGCGGCCTGGAACCCCTTGGCGTTGAGCAGGTCCCGGAATTTCTGGCTGGTTTTGATGAGGGGCAGGAACACCACCGTCTTACGGCCCCTGCACCGCTGCACCATCTCAGCGGCAATCTGCTCCAGATACGGGTCCAGCGCCGTGCCTAGTTCCCCCACGGCGTAGTCGCCGCCGCTGAGGGCCACGCCGGAGATGTCCAGCTGCATGGGCATGGTCTGGGCCATGATCTTGCACAGATAGCCCTCTTTGATGGCATCGGTCAGCTTGTACTCATAGGCCAGGCTGTCGAACACCTCGCCCAGGTTCCGCATGTCGCCGCGGTCGGGCGTTGCGGTCACGCCCAGCACCTTTGCACTCTCGAAGTAGTCCAGGATGCGGCGGTAGCCGTCGGTGATGGCGTGGTGGGCCTCGTCAATGATGATGGTGCCGAAGTAGTCCCGGGGAAAGCGTTCCAGTCGGGCGGGGCGCTGCAAGGTCTGCACGCTGCCCACCACCACCCGGAACCAGCTGTTCAGGCAGGTGGATTCTGCCTTTTCCACGGCGCTGACAAGGCCGGTGGAACGCTGGAGCTTGTCTGCCGCCTGTTCCAGCAGCTCGCCCCGGTGGGCCAGGATGAGCACCCGGTCCCCGGCACGCACCTGATCGGCGGCAACGGAGGAGAACACGATGGTTTTGCCGGTGCCGGTGGGCAGCACCAGCAGCGTGCGCAGACGGCCCTGCTCCCACTGGGCGTGGATGCTGTCCCGGGCGGCCTGCTGATAGGGACGCAGGGCTTGGATGTTCGCCATCAGAATGCCCCCTGTGTCCAGCCCTGAGCGGGTGCGGCCTTGGGTTCCGGCGGCGGCAGGAAGCGAGTGACCTCATTGATCTGGCCGGTCTTACCTGCGTTGGGGCCGCTCTGCTTGGTGTACTCCCGGATGCCCAGCTTGCACCAGCCCCGGGCACCCACCACCTCGTTCCAGCGGGGGCGGAAGGTCTCGCCCCGCTTGCACTGGCCGATGCTCTCAAAGAAAGCACCCAGCAGGCCCTGGGTCTTGGTGTGGAGGTAGAGCCGGTCAGTGACGGTGGTGTCCCCCTTGGCCCCGCCGAAGATCTTCAGGGTCAGCTTTGCCATGGAGCAGGGCGGCAGCTTGGCGCTGCCCTCAAAGCGGGCTCGTTCCATGCCGATGACCTCAAAGGCATAATCGCCCTCGGGCAGGAGCACGAACTCCTGCTGCTCGTTGGCAAATTCGTCGTCCCAGCTCAGGGCGCGGTCGGTGTTCATGTCATTCATAAGTAAGTTCTCCTTTCAATTGTCAAAACGGCAGGTCACGGCTGTCCAGCACCATCTGGAGCACCTGGGGCCATGCGGCCACCAGACAGCCCTCTACAAAATCGGCCGGATAGTCCCGGATGGGCATATCCTCGGGGAAATAGCCCCGCTTGCCCACCACAGCCTGCAGCTCTTCCGGTGTGACGTTGTTGGCGCTCATCAGGGGAGCCAGCTTCTCCGGGACTCCCAGCGCCACAAGCTCCGGGGTCAGCAGTGCTTTGGGCACCGTCTCGGCGGGCGGTTCCGGCTGCGGGGCGGGCGCGGGCAGGATGTCGGCTTCCGGCTGGGGGCGCGGTTCCGACCTCGGCTTTGGTGCGGGCGCAGGTGTGGTGCCGGGGATGCAGGCGGCGATGCCGGCATAATCAAACGGCATCTCGTCGGGCAGACCGAAGCGGTTCTTGGCATCCCAGCAGGGGTGATGGGTGGTGTACATGACCCGGCGGCCGCCGGTGACCTTGTTTTTTGCGTTGGGGGCACTGCTGCTCTTTTCCACCACGGTCTGGTAGTTGACAAAGAGCAGCATATCGCACCACTCCCGGATCAGCGGCTCTACCTGCTTGGTGGTCTTCATGGTCCAGCGGTCGTAGGAGCCAGCAGCGTCCGGCTGCTCGAACTTGGTGATGGCCGCGTGGGCAAGGACCAGAACATTGTGTCCGGTGTTCAGCACCTCTTCCAGCGCGTCCAGCAGCTTGCCGAACTCCTCTTTCAGGTAGGTGTAGCCCTTGCCGTAGCCAAAGCCCTCCAGCCCGTCCACCTTGGCCTTGGCGCAGACGGCATCAATGGCCAGCCGTTCGGCCCAGTCGGCGGTGTCAATGACCAGCGTGCCGCAGGGGATATTTCCCCTGCGCACCTCGGCTACCTCGTCCAGCAGCATGGCCCAGCTGGTGGGCTGGGGCAGGCGCTTGACGTTCAGCCGCTTGGTGCCGCCCTCAGTGTCGATGAACACCGGGTCCGGGAAGTGGGAGGCAAAGGTGCTCTTGCCGATGCCCTCGGGGCCATACAGCACGGTCTTGACCGGGGAATCCTGCACCCCGGCGGTGATGGCATACTTGCTCATTTAGAACGCTCCTTTCGTCCAGCTTCTGGGCTGGGGCTTTTCGGTGACAGGCGGCTCGGCATCCTTTACCATGCCGTCCTCAATGATGATCTGGCACTCGCTGCCGGTGGAGACCCGGGTGGCGATGGCCTGCAGGTGCTCTGCTTCCAACCAGCGGCCAAACTCGGTCAGAGTGGTCATGTCCATCTGCTCCAGCTTGTCCAGCAGCACAAAACCGCAGTCCGGGTTCAGGCGGCGGACGATGGCGGCGGCTACCCGCAGCTGGTCACTGCCGGACATATCCCGCCAGTGCTTTCCTTTATAAGTAAGGGCACCGTCCTCCACACTCAGCTCAGGCAGGGGCAGGTCGGCACCGTTCAGCAGGGCCATGCGGTCAGCCCGCTTCTGGGTGATGGCTTCGGTGAGCTTGTCGTAGTCGCTGGCATACCGGGCCGCTTCATCCTCGGCGCGGGACTTTTCCAGGTTGGCCCGGACCTTGCGGTTGGTCTCCTCGATGCCCCGGATGGAGGCCTCCAGCTCTGCGGTGGATTCGTCCTGCAGGTTCTCGGCAGATTTCCGGGCCGTGCAAAGCGATTCATTCACTTCGTCCTGCTCCTTCACCAGCAGCGCAAGGGTTTGTTCCAGCTGCGTGCGGCGATCTGCCAGCACACGGGCTTTCTCTTCCAGCCCGGCAAGATTTTGGCGCAGCCTCTGATTCTCGCCGTTGCGGGCAAGGATCTCCTGCTGCTGGCGGATGAGGTCGGAGGCGCTGACCGGTTCTTCCGGGGCATCGGGGTAGGAAATCAGCTCCTCGGCAAAGTGCTTTTTCTGCTGGGCCAGCTGGCCGGTGAAGGTGCGCTTGTCGTACAGGGACTTGATCTCCAGATCCCGGACGTGCAGCTCGGTGCCGATGCCGATGATGCGGAGCAGGATGTCCGCTTTCTCCTTGTCGGATGCTTCCATAAAGCGGGGCAGATCAAGGGCCAGCGGCTCGATAAAGGCATTGAGCAGCTGCTGGCCGCTGCGCCGCCCGGTGGGGTCGGTAACGGTCAGGGTGCTGTTTTTGCCCTTGCGCTCCACGATTACGCCATTGGAAAGGGTGACCTTGAGATGGGCGGGAGCCACGGCCCCGTCCCGCTGTGCGGCATTGGGGCGGAAGCGGTCGCCGCCCAGCGCCCAGGCAAGGGCATCCAGCACGCTGGTCTTGCCCTGATTGTTGTTGCCGCCCACGAGGGTGAGCCCGGTGGGGGCGGGGGTGAGCGCAACGGCCTTGATGCGCTTGACGTTTTCGGCCTCAAGGGCCGTGATGGTTACAGACATTTGGATACCTCCCCTTGGATCTGTCCGAGTGTGTGAACAAGCATATTGGTCAGCTGCTCCCGCTGTTCGGGCGGAAGCCTGCGGAGGGACGGAACCACCATTTTGCCGATGTTCTGGAAAGAGCGGTCGGCCAGCAGCACGTTGTCATAGGAGCTGTGGGCATCCTGTTCGCTGCCGGAAGCGGCCTGTTCCAGCTGTGCCCGCAGGTCGGCGGTCATCTCGGCGGCCATTTCCCTGGCCTGACGCTCCACCTCTTCCTTGTCCACCACCGCGGTGATGGGCTGTTTCTTGAGTGCGTCATTCTCGGCCTTGAGCTTGTCGCCCCGGAGCTTGGCCGCTTCGGCCACCTGCCGGGAACCAACCAACTGGTTCTCCGCGTCCTTGGCCCGGTCTTCGGCCCTGTCGCGCTCGGCTTCGGCCTTCTGGCGCTGGAGGTTGGCCGCAATGCGGCTTTCGTACATTTCGTTATAGCTCCGTTCTGCCTTTTCTTTCTCGGCTTTCAGCCGGGCATTTTCCTCGTCCAGCCCCTGCACATCCGCAAGGGCGGCATCCAAGTCGTTTTTGGCAGTCTGGGCTTCATCCTGCGCTTTGCTTACCATGTTCCACGCCTCTTCCTCCCGGGCTTCGGCAGCAGCGGCACGGTCCTTCTCGGCCTTGATCTGGGCCATGGCTTCCTGATACTGCTTGTTGGTGGTGATGTCACCACTCTTGACCTTCTCCACCAGCTCTGCAGGGGCGCTGGGCTTTGCTACGGCATACAGCAGAGTAGGAGACAGCTCCTTCAGGATCTTCTGCTGGCGGGGGCTGCTGCCGTCCAGCAGTGCCGAGACTTGCAGCAGCCGGTATGCGGTATCCTTGGTGATGCCGATGGACACGCACCAGCTTTTGAACGTATCCTCGCTATGCTGGTTGTTTCGAGCTTTTCGCATTGTGCGACAAGCTCCATCTTCACCGTTGTCGCATTGTGCGACAACTCCGCACAGCGCATCATGGGCGGCGGCAATGGCATTGCCCATGTGCACAAGGCCGCGTTCGGCCATCTGCTTACCGTGGCGGTATTCGTTCTCCGCAAAATGCAGGTCTTCCACGGTCTGGTCGGTCAGGCCGGAATAATCGAACGCCGGGCGCATCGCATCCGGCACGGTGGTCAGGGGCTTTTCTTGCGCGGTCTGGGTGCCGGGCACTTCCGGTTCCTCTTCCACCGGGTCTACCGGTGCATTCTTGCAGGGCTTGGCCTCCCTGAGGGCCGTCAGCATCTGCTCGGGGAGCTCGTAGTCGTCCATCGGGATGAACTCGTCGCTGGTCAGAAACGCTTCCGGGGTCAGATGCTTTTCAGCGGCCTTGGCCTTGTCGAACTTCTGGGCCAGCAGATGGCTTTCCTTCCAGACCCGTGCGGATTCGTCCCAGCGCCAGAAGCGCCCACGAGTATAGGCGTAGTAAACATCGTTGCTGTTCTGGCTGATGATCATATCCTCACCTCCGTGCCCTTCAGGCGGTCCAGCATCTCGGTCTGCACATCCTTGTTCATGGGCTGGATGTTGTTGCCCTTCCAGCCGTAGCAGAGGATGGGCCCGTAAAGCTGGCGGCCCCGGTACTTCCGGTTGAGCAGACTGGCGGGCTGGATGGGACCATCGTACCGGCCCACGAACAGCACCGCCGGGGTGCGGGGCATCACGATCATCTCGCAGGGCGTGCCCAGCCGGTTCTCAATGGCCCACAGGCTGTCGGGCAGGGATGCGATCACCGGGGCCTTGCCCGGTTCGGCTAAAATACCTTTCATTTGTAAAATCCTTTCTGATGTGATATCATCAAGGGGATGGGGCTTGTGAATTCCATCACCCTTTGGGCTCGTCCGTGTTACCAGCACGGGCGGGCTCATTTGCTTTTCATGCGCCCCTCCGGTTCTGCCGGTACTCCGGCTCTTCGGTACGGGCGTGATGACGCTGGATGCGGCCATAGCGGCGGGCGTTCTGTTCACGATCCTGGGCGGCAAAGCCCAGCCGCAGGAACGCTACCGCTGCTAGAACCAGGCACAGGGCCGTGACGAACTGGCTGTCAGAGATGGAGCTGCCCAGCTGTGCACCGCCCTCGATGCCCATTCCGTACAGCAGACTTGCGGTACCGCTGGCAGCAGCCAGCCAGTACCAGACGCGGGATTTAATCTTCATTGGGGGATTCCTCCATTCTGTCCATGAGGTCTGCGGCAGTAGTCACTATGCTGAGCAATGCTTCCGGATTTCTTTGATCTATGCAAATCCCGGCAATCAGAGCGGCGCAAAGGGCTTTCTGTTCCATCTCTGTACCGCAGGCATAAATCTTGGGGTTCCCATCCTTCCCCATCTGGATTTTTAACTGAGCGTTCGGGCTGATATTCATGCTCCTACCTCCTGAAGACAATTGACTGCGGGTCTGCAGTCGTCCAATGCCCATCCGATGACCGGGTGCCATTCGCCATCAGCAAAAATCTGCAGCCCGGTGTGGCTTTCATCCTTGATTTGTCCGCCCAGCTGGTAGCAGCCAGATGCCTGACTACCGCCCCAACGGAACCACTTGTTCCAAAACAGCGGTGCGATGTACGCGCATCCAGTGGGCGCTGCGGCCCGCTCGGATGCAAGGGTGTAAGGTTTCATGCGGTCTTTTCCTCCTTTGCGATTGCCGGGAAGAAATACGCCCCGATCTG